CACCAGGTAGCAATCTGCTCTACGTCGTCGGTCGCTTGAGAGTTCCAGTTATTGATCGCAGGGTGCTTTCCAATGTCCTTGGAGTCAACGTGGGTCTTAGCACAAGTGCACTTACCGTCTTTACCAATACCGTGCACAGGTAGAATCTTCCATCCGTACTTGCTTGCGTAAAACGCTGCTGCAGGCCCTAGCCTGCCATCGGATCCGGCCCAGGCGCTAGACATTAATTGCTGCCCCTGAATCTCTCTGTGAAAACATATTTTCTCTCCGTATGTAGTGACTACTGAAATTCTACACAATATGACGAAAAATTCAAGTCACAGCGCAAAAAAGTTTAAAATAATTTGCCAGATCGCTGAGCTAACAGCTAACCCTTTAAATAGGCGGCACCGCAGTGCGGTAAAATTAATGGGAGCAAACTTAATCACTTCGCCAGCGTGTTCTATTATAGGGCATAAACCTTTCATTCTGAGGATGGACAGCAGTATGACCCCGGATCAACTAATTCTAGTTACAATAGCCGTTGCAGTATCTTCGATACTAGGGGCATGGTTTGCAGTCACTAAGTTATTTAGGCCGCTGCAACAGCGTGTCAAGTTTTGGATACACACCTGGGAGAACTTTATGACCGACTGGTCCGGACAAGAAGCTAGGCCAGGCCGAAGTGAGGTCCCGGGAGTCATGCAGCGCCTCAACGACATTGACGGTGAGCTAAAGAATAACGGTGGAGGGTCACTAAAAGACTCCGTAGACAGCATCCACAGTAGATTAGACGAAGGAAACAAGAACTTTGTCAAGTTTGACAGACGTATTCAAAAAATAGAAAAAGCTTTGTATTTGGAAACCCCCCTTGAAGTCTTGAGCATTAAAAAGTTACCGAACACGAAAAAGCTTTAGGAAGAGCGTTTCTTCTTCTTCTTTTCTTGTGCGTGATACGCCTCTACTGCATTAGCACTGGTTCTGCTTTGCCAAACAAACTTGCAGTTATTACAGTAAACAACCTTCATGGTTGACCAACGTCCAGCATCTGGCCTGTCAATAACTTTTGTTTCTAGACTGCTCGTCTTAAACTTACAAGAAGGGCAAAGAGGGAACCTCTTGTGCCGCATCTCTTGACCCTCCCAGTTCACAGAAAGAGTTCTTCTAGTCTGCTCTGGGCCCATACCGCCCCATACTCCCCAGATTTGCTTATTGTTTAGAGCCCACTGAGCACACTCCCTTTTCACTGGGCACATGTTACAGAGCTTTTTGGCTTGGTTCTGCTGAGATGGCTTATTTGCAAAAAAGTTTTCTACGTACTTCTGGTTTTCAGGTCGAACGCATTCTGCATCTTCATGCCAAGTGGGGGATTCTTCAAACATCATTCGGAAACCTCGACAATGGTAATATCAAAAAGACCTTCCAATTCGATCTCATGGCGGACAGATAGTCCGTCTGGGTCGGCAATTGTTGGGTGATAGTCTCCGTCGGCGTATCCTGCTGCCAAATGGGATACCGTTGCGGATTCGACCATAAAGTAGCTGTTTCCGAGAGAGAACGCAATCCCGTCTCTCTGTATAAGGGAAGCTAGGGCACCTTTTACGACATCTTTTTCTAGATCTACGTGACCATTAGTGTAGTAGATGTGACTACCGACTTGAGCAGGCTGATATTCATCGCCCTCCCAGGTGAACCAAAGGGACTCGCCAATTCGCATGTCTTTCACATAAAAATTCTACCCTGAGCAGGGTATTGAGATGTTAAGTCCACCGCAGATTACAAAACTAGTTACTTAAATCTCTTTTCCAGCTTATATGGAGAGTAGTGAGCTCCGATTATCTCTGGAGACTTGCCATCAGTAGAATTGACAATGATGTCTCCATATCTGATAGCAACTACCTTACCTCTACGTCCGTTATGGACAGGGCCGAGCTTGACGTCGTCAAAGGCATCTGCGAAGACACGAACTTCGTCACCAACAGTTACTTGACCAGGCTGCAGAGGGGCCCAGATTTCATCAGCGATCTCTTCAGATTTTAGAGGCTGGTTTAGAGCCAGCTTAGAGAAAACCTCTACAGCTTCTTTGGACAAAGGTCCGCTTAGGTTAAAGTTTTCCCATAGGGCCAAAAGCTGAAGCACTGCCTTTCCGGATCCGACCTTAATTTTTCCTGCAGCTAGCTGCTCTTTAACCCATTCGTCATTTACTTCAGGCATTTGTGTACTCTCCTACATTCTTACTAAATATCTTAGTACTTATTAGTTCGATCAATTCGTCCCGTGATGGGATTGAGTCTACGTATACTCTTCGCTGCTCTTCTGCCAGCGTGAGCCTATCTTCTGGAGACATGTCTTCCACTTGATACGCAAGCTTAGCCCAAGAGGAACTAAACCCCTTAGTCTCTAACCAGTTGGTAACTATTGGAGTAGCTGTATTTAATCCTTGGACGTACCTATAGCTCCACCAAGTCCCAACTTTTCTGTCCTGAGGAGGGATTATTAGGCCTATAGAGTCGCTAATAGTGCCTGCAGCGTCTTCATCGCTATAGCCCCGCTTTGATCTGACATCTACTGTCTCATATTGTATGGTGCCAACTAATTTACGGGCCCACGAGAGCTTAGAGTCATCAACTGACCAAAAAGGTTGCCTATTGTCTGAGTAAATCGGATCTACCAGGTTTATGGCGTCCAGGTTGAGGGCCACTAGGGATGATGACACATCTAGTCCCACTGCTAATGCAGCCGATTCGTCCGACTTCCAAGGAAGCCCTGGGTAGATTGTTGTAGGCCATTTCTTAATTGAAAGTTTTTTGACTGCTTCGCTAACAGACTTAATCTCTTTAGCGGCTTGGTACTCCCATCTGAGAGAGTAGAAACTTGAGAACAGGCCGTTGGAAGGATCGTTAGCGGCCTTCCTTATGCTGTTTTTATATTGCCATACTTGGGGAGAGTCCAACACAAGCCTGAGCTTGGGGCTATCCCATAGAAGATCGATTATATGCAACCCGCCGTAGGCCTTGTTGGCACTAAGAGACGTCGGGGGTGTTACTCCAACAAACACGTAGTCGTACTTGTCTAGGTGCTTAGATGTCCACGTAGTGCTTGGTATCGCCCACGAGACCTCTGCAACTTCTCCAACTAGCTTTGCCAAACTGTTAAAGTATCCAGAAACCTTTGAAGGCTTGCAGTGGCTGGAAGACATTCCAGTAAAAAGTATTTTCATTACGTCACCTTAAGAAATACTGGAAGGGTGCCCGAAGGCACCCCGCCAATAGGTTTATTAGAATGGAGAATCTTCTCCGCTAACAGGGGAAGCTGGAGCCGGAGCTACAGCAGGGGCTGGGGCTGGCGCAGCAGCAGCAACGGGTGCTGGAGCTGGAGCAGCAGCTGGAGCAGCAGCTGGCGGAGCGAACGGGGTAGCGCTAGCTGCGGTGGCCGTTTCGTCCTTGTGGTACTGTGCAATCTCGTTGCTGATGTTACCGTTGTATGTTCGTGTTCCTACGCTTCCACGGAATGCACGATTCATTAGAGCTGCCTCAATCGCGGCGTTAGTAGGGTTTGACTTAAAGTACTCACGGGTTAGCCCGAGTACTCCGGCCTTCATGAAAAACATGTTTAGCGCCTTAGGGTTCTCAGGTGAGATAACTAGGTTGTCCCATACACGACGATTTGCGTGCGGTCCGCCCTGTACCTCGGTTGTCAACTTAAACATGGTCTTACCAGTCTGAGTTGTAGTTGCCTTAGCTTCGATTACCTTTAGCTCGTAGTCGCCCTTTGGCAGTGGCTCGAAAGAATTTGCGGTCTCTCCAGCCTCGGCAATTAAGCTATCCCAGTTTAATGAACTCATTTATATCTCCTTAGTTATTTCTTAATGTTGGGTTCGGTCTTCTTCTCTCCGAAGACCATATCAAGTAGTCGCTCTACACCTAGATCGACTTGCTCAACAATTGTACCTAGACGACCTTGAACGCGCTCCCCAGCTTCATACTGGCTTGTTCGCTCAACGTACATCCTTCTTACTTTGTGTGGTGGCTGTAGTGGGTCCTCGTTAGGAAGCTCTTCAACCGTGATTGCTCCAAGTACGTCATAGAAGTACGGTGCTTGTACTGCCAGCTGGCCTTGTAGGTATGGACGATAAACGCCGTCCTGACCCTTACGTGCCATAGCAGTGAGAACCACAGCCTCAAGAGGCTGGGTAGGGTGCATCGTAAGGTCACGGAGGTCACGAAGTAGTGCACCCATGTGGCGAAGTAGCTCGCCCCACTGTTGCATCTTCATTTGCTCTGTACCAGCGATGTTGTCCATGCACTTGACCTGCAACTCCGAGATGGAGTCGATGATCAAGGACTTGAACTGGTGTTTCCCTGACTGAAGCCATTGAAAAGCCTTCAGAACAGTGTCATAGTTCCGGACTTGGACTACTACTGTGTCCCAAGTGCCGTCAGCCTGCGGTGGTTCCTCAGTCATCGGGTCCCAATACTTAGCAATGATGGGGAGGAATCTGTGTCCACCTTCAACGTCAAGCATTAGCCGAGGATAAGGGGCCGTGACTGCGAAGCTTGATTTACCAACCTTCGACTCTCCGTAGACCATTAGGGTCAGGGAGCGTTGTACGTCATTAGCCATTACTCATTTCCTTTTGTTTCGTTGTTATAGTAACCGTACGGGTCGGAGACCGCGAACGCATCGCTAAGTGCTGCTTCGGCGGCGGAACCGTCGTCGAATAGCGGGCAAGTAGCGAAGAATTGACACTTCCACTTACAGTCCTTGGTAGGCGTCGGATAGACGTGTTTGAAGTGGCTCCCTCCCTCATCCAACGCGTCACGGACGCGAAGCATGTCTTCGAGAGTGCCTTCTAGTTGTTCTAAGAAGGCACGTAGTGTAAACCTGTTGTGTCGAACCTCTACCTGATCATAGAACGGTGGCTTAGCATAAGCACCGCGCTTGACCTTGCGAAGCATTGTAAAGATAGCACCATCAGTGCGGGTACCGTCTTCTGTCTCCTGAGCTTCATCTAAAAGCATGTAAGTCTTAACCTGCTCGTTCATGTGAGCCATGGAGCTGAAGTCGGCGAAAGAGCCACCAACGGTCTTGAAGTCACGGATCATGCGAGCACCGTCAATCTTACGACGGACGCGCATATCAATCTTGCCCTGAAGCATTACCTTGCCATCCATCATTGGACGTTCCAGGATTTCCTCAGTCGAGATCATCTCAAGTTCAGCATCAATACCTTCGTGCTCTACCCACTCCAGGTAGCCCTCAAGCATGATTCGACCTAGTTCAGCTTCAGTTTCCAACTTAGAAGTGTCTCTATAGCTGTCAGTCAACTTCTTCAGGTCCTCAGCAACAAGGTCAGCGTGCGCCTCTACGAGGTCCTGCCCAGTTGAGTAGTGGCGGTCTAGCGCCTCGTGGATACGAGATCCTAGAGCTAGTGCACCAGTGAAGTCCTGAACCTTTGGCTTTAAACGTCGGTAGTACGTCAACCACCAGCGACGCCGGCAGTCCTTAAATGTTTGGATCTCTGAGTTAGAGATTCTTATTGGATTAGCTGTTGTCATTTTGTATTCTCAATTCCGTCACGCAACATCTTCTTCAGTTGCTCCTTGTCCTTAACTATCTCTTCAAAGTTCTCCGCTTTTATATCCAGAGCGTCGATAACTCG